TTTTATTGTATTTATTATTGTTTTTATGCATTATATTTGAAAAAAAGAAGCAACGTTATGAGACGGTTATTTATCTTAGCTCCTGCTTTTGCTGTTCTGGTTTTGATAATTTCCTGTAAAGATGATGCAGTCAGCACAAACTTTGGCAACAACCCTTCCGACAGTTTGTTATTCACTAAAGACAGCATTTATTCGGGTCCTCTCGGTTTCTGGGGTGAAGCTAATTATATTATCAGAGATACTGCTATTAAAAAAGTTAAAGCAACATTTACATGCGTGACTAATGATGTAACCGATAGCATAGTTGCATCGTCGTTTACGGTTTTTTCTGATAGTACATTCGGAGTTTATATTTGGGGTTACCATAACAATGATAATTTTACCTTTTCCTTGCCAGTCTATTTAAGTGTTAATGATAGTGCTACAGTTAGATTTGCTGTCAATGCTCCAGTAACAAGCAATAAATTTATAATAATGAAGGACATTAAACTTTACAAAACGCATTAGTTTATCTTTAAAAATTCAAATTCTGTAGTTTCTTCTATCAAGTCGAATCTCATTGATTGTATAGTCCATTCTGAATTATCGAAAAACTCAATTCCGCTGTTCAAAAGCCTAAAATTTTGAAGCGGATTTGTAATTGTTTCAGCAATTTTGACTGTCAAATAGATATTCGTTTTATTATTCCAGAACTTTGAGTAATTGTTAGCAAATTGAAGACTGTTTACATATCCGTCAGCTCCATATCTTCCGGAATAGTTTTGCTCCTGAACAACAGTTTGAACAATTTTCATTAATTGGTCACCGGCACATCCTGTATAGGTTAAATCGTAATTGCCTGGTAGAATGTCTCCGCCATTTTCATATGCAAAATCCTGACCTAAAAATATATTTACTCTTGACCATGCATTTGCCGTTTCGCCCGTTTCAATTCTTAAGATTTTTGTTTGTTCAACCGGAACAGATGAGATTGAATAACCGCCGTTATTCTCTATATTGTACATGGAAAATATATTATCATTTTCAGAACGGTATTTACTGAACTTATACCCATACGAATTAGCCAAACTGTAGCCGTTCCCAACTGTACCGCTTGCTTCGTTCCAGTGATTAGTATTACGGTAAAAAGTCTGCTTGTTTGAAATCATTACAGGCCGCTCGCCTCTGAACTCGCCCATGTTTAAAACTGCCGCATTCCCTCCATAATACGCTCCCGTAAGAAGCATGATATAATCATAATTAAGCAAGGGCTTGCGTTTGCCGATTTCATATTCGATTACATTTTCAAAATCAATTTCAGCAACGGGCAGATTAAAGCTGCAGCGGTTTCTTATATAGAACGTATCTTTGTAAATAAAATATATCCAGCCCATCGAGTTGCAAACCCACTCCAGCCATTTCCATCTTGTGCACCCGCTCACCTGGAAACGTTCATATCCTTGCCGTGTATGATGAAGCTCATTCCCTGTTTCAGGCGAAATTACAAACCTTCCTTCTTTTGCTACAAACCACTCCAGTATATCATCATCGAAGCTGAACGAGGTTATAAAATCGTTTTCCAGCAATCCCTGCACCACTTCGTAAAAACGCGTGTAGGAAACATATTCCGAGTAACTGTGCGTTCCGCCCTGTCCTCCGCCGACGTAATACCTGCTCCAAAACCACGGAGCTTCATCAGGGTGGGGAAGGGACTTGTTCATAAAATAATCCTTCATTTCCTTTTCCATTCCCACAACCATTGTGTCTATTATATGGCTTTCATTGCCAGTGTCTACAGGCATTTTAAGCCCATCCTGATTTACCGTCCCCTGAAACAGCAACCCATGGTCATCATGCACGATTCTGACCTTGTATTTTATGTTCGAAGTATCTTCAAACATTTTAAAAAATTCTTTTAGTGTATTGTTGGTGCTGATTTCCATTACGCCCGAAAGTTTTATATTTATGCTTGATGCCTGAAAGAAATGTGTGTTAATCCCGTTCTCTTCATCCGTATCTTCGAACGTATATTCAAGCTCACCGAGCTCAACTGCAAAATCGGTTAAGTCAATTTCATCTGTAACAGGTGTTGATGTTTCACTGCTGAAGAAATTCATTTCTTCCAGCGGTATTTCCGTATTCCAGCTGAAGCCCTGACAGTAAATATGTATTTTATCTGCTCCCATTTTATTTTGCCTTCTTGCTCCTTAAATATTCCGTTTTGCCTTCTCTGTAAAGTAAGCCTTTATTAACGTCGATCCTGTAGTAGTTGTTTACAACGGGGGTTTTGTTTCCGGAAACGATATTTGCGTTGATCATCTGTGTAAGCTGTTTGCTGTTTAAAACTGTTCCGGTTTCTACGGGGATAAATAATTCGGGTCCCCGTTCGCCGACAATGTATGGCGTACCTGCCGATGCAGTGCCTCCGTGCTGAAGTCCTGCAATTATACCTTTTGCCGCTTCAAGCGCCAGCCAAGCGCCTGCTATTGCGGGCAAGTCGGTTATCAGGCTTAACCCGAAGCTTGTTATTCCCTTTGCTGCTGCGGCGCCCTCTGCTCCCAGAAGCATAGCCTGAATTGAAGTAAGGAATGTACTTACTACCGATTTCAGAAAATCCTTAAACGGTCCTGCTTTGCCTTCAGTTAGTGATTTGAAAAATGTGTTTACCGATTTCCCCAGGTCAATAAAAACTTTGTTTGCAGATTGGAACTGCATCAGCTCATTATTCAAAAATCTCAGTCCGTTTACTAAGGCGGCGCTTTTATCCTTCAGCTTATCGAAGCTTTCTGCCAGCTTATCGGAATCACCCGCTGATTGCCTCAGTCCTTTGCCGAATGAGGAAGTGTTTGAGAAATTATTAAAAAGCTCAGGTGTCATTATTTATTGTTATTTATTTGTGTTACGCATTTGTTCTTTTTAGATAAATCTGTTCGCAGTAGTTTTCGTATTTTTTGTAGCATTGCTGTATTACGTAATCGCACACGTCAAAGTTCATTTTGATTTCATTGTATTTTGTCAAGTCACCGTTAGCAAGATTTAGTATCATGCTGTGAAACCTGAAAGCTGCCGGCAGTCTAATATCCGAAAGATCGGGTGTACCGCCGGAGCTGAACTTTGAAAACTCGTTAGTGATAAATTCAACAGTTTCATTTAATGATTTTTGCTCAAAAAAAAATCGTTCAGTAATACCAATCCAACCGTATCAAGCTCTTTTTGGTCTGCTTCGTTTTCGGGATTTAAATTGATAACAGACACATCTCCTTCCAACATTGTTTCTATCAGGTCCTTCAGGTTACCTCTATCCATTACAAAGAGCTCCATTGCCGAATAAACCTCGGTGGCAATAGAAGTCAGCATTTCCATAAAATCAAAGTAGGTATCAGGTGATTCTTTCCTCAAACATTCAAGCTTTACAGCCGCAAGAGGATTGTTTTTATCGAATAAGCTCTCTATTTCTTCGCTTGTGAAAGTATTGAATATTTTAGCCAGGTGCTTTGATTTTTCTTTGAACTCTTTCATTGAGCCTCGTAAAATCTTCTTCTGGATTTTATCAAACCTTTCGTTGAGCTGTTTTTTCGAAATTCGTATGCGGTAATCGAAACACGGTTTTCTTTGCGTGAATTTTTTGCCCTGTATTTCATATTCTCTGAGCTCAAAATCCCTCAACGGGCCTGCTTGATTGCTTTTTCCCTCATTTAAAGCTTCTTTTAACATGTTTTTCTTCAGTTTTTAACCGCCTGGTTTACCGGCGCTAATTCAAGCTTAACGCCGGCTTCAACCAATGCCTTGTAAATTTCCGAATCCATTTCAAATTCCTGTCCCGCTTCATACCTTACTATATTATTTTTTTCGTCCGGAGCCGACATCGGCTCGTTACAAATTACTTTTACCATGACCTTTAAAATTTTATTTGTTAGTTAAAATTCGTCAAATCCCAATTCCCAAATCCAAAATCCTAAATCCATTTACGTTGTTTCTGCCACAGAGTAATATTTCTCCGCGCCTACCGTAAAAGCAGCAGGCGAGTTTCTTGACCATGGCGGAAGTGAAGCAGGAGTAACTTCATTTTCATTTTTCCGCGGAAATATTTTTATTTCTGGTCTTCTGCCGGGCTCCTCGGAATTGTATGAACGTTCAATTCTTGTTATTGCGTAGAATCTTTCTTTTATTTTTCCGCTTGAGCCTTTGCCGTTGTTTGAAAATATTGCGAAATAATCGTTTTGCACATCATCTTTCAAAAATTTCTCCAGACTTGCATCATCCTGAAGAGAAGTTACTGTGAGCTCAATTGAAAAATCGTCAAGCGCGGTTGCGACCTGTTCGCCGCTTCTATCTGTTACGGGTTTTTCAGGCTGTTTGAACTCGTGCCTCAGCTTTGCCTGAAAAGGAAAGTCATGCCACGAGTCGGCAGGATCCTTGTCAGAGCCGTCGGGCATCACCCGTTTGTATGAAATCCTGTCTCCGCCCTTGTTTTGTATTGCTGTTGAGGTTCTTATTAAATCACCCATGTTATTTTTATTTACTATTTTTTATCTATTATTTACTATTTGTTAAGCTTTTGTTTCCATTTCAAATTCTGCCCAGTGGCAAAGCACGTTGTGATACATGTTATCTGTTTTGTTTGTCATGTTGAAATAACTGTGCTCATTAACCTTGCCGTTTAAATCCGGGTTTGCGTTGAAGGTCTTACACAGTGTTTCTGAAAGGTTATCGAATGTTTCTTCACTGTTCGTTTCTTTATTGTATCCGTAAATCAGCACAAATTTCCATGTCCTGTTTATGAGTATTTCATTTTCGTTTCTTGTTTCTGCATCAGCAATTCTTTTTACCTGTCTGAACATGAGGCAATTTATTTCTCCTTCTGTGTGATTCTTCACAAAAAGCTCCTTAACCTGCGCATGGTCTTTTGCATAAACAAGACGTTCGTAAACATTGCCGATTCCGCTTACCGATTCTGCAATTGTTTTTATTTCCGATTTTAATTCATCTAAAACTGACATTGTTATATCCTAATTATTATTGTGAAAGAGTGTTGGTTTTCCTGTACTCAAAACGGGTTCGATTGACTGATTGCATGAAGAAGCATCGTTCGTAGCTCCGCCTCCGGATAGTTCTGAAATATCTACTCCCAGCCAGCTTGCCGCCTGTGCAAACAATTCCTTTGAGAGTCTGCGGTAACGGTCTGTTTTGCCGTTGTAATCAACCGTATCGGCTTGAAGTCCGCCGCTCGAGCTTTCGCCCCACCTGCTTGCAAGCGCCATTAGATAAATACCGGCTGCAATGTTCGTGATGCAGTAGAAATCAATATCAGGAGCTGAGATAACGGGCGGATTTGAGTTTTCGAAACTGTTAGAAATGTTATAACTAATCTTTATTTCGCCGGTCAATGCTTCTGTAAAGCGCAGCTTATACTCTCCGTCATCATCCAGGAATATCTCAAAATCATTTTCGTCAAGCAGGGCAGGGGGAGTGTTTCCTGCGGGATATTCTATATAGTTAATTGAGCTGAAACCCGTTTCCCAATCCTGCGGAAGGTTAACTACATTTACAGGATTTGGAACGGTAACTGTGTAAATTTTTTCCAGCGGACGGAACTTGGAATATACTCCGACTGCTTCATCAAGATAATCAAGCGCCCCGGTTTTGTTTATTGAAGCCCCCGCATGAATAAATGTCAGGTCACCCTCAAGCTCGATTGTTCCTGTATCAACAAGTGCGGTAACTTTTGTGAAGAGCGGGTTGACGTTTTTATCGTAAATGTAAACTTCGTCACCGATGTGAAATCCCGCGTTGGAACTTACGGCAAACCTCGTATTGCCCAGATATGATTCACCGTCACTTAAAGTTATAATTGTCTTCAGGAACTCACCCGCTGTATCTTTTACCTTAGCTTCTATCTGGTTTAAGAATTGTATTTTGTTTTTCGGCATATCAAAGTTATTTTTTGTAGGTTGCAGATATATCTGCAACCTACCTGATTAGAATTCTTTATTTATTCTACTATTGAGCCCACAAAGCTTCTGTGGTCAAGTACATCGCCGTCATATTCATGCCTGATTTTGAACTTAATCTGGTCATTTGTGAAATACGAGCCCTGTGTTGGAAGATCTGCTACAAACAATTCCGGCTCTTCTCTTCCATGCAGGAACCCTATTTCAATCGTCGGAAACTCCATCGGGTCTGCAACAAGGTACCAGTTGTTGGCATCGGTTGTGTGAGCAATTGTTATAGGCTCAATTTGCCACGTCTGGTGGAACGAAGGAACAGGATTGTTCAATCCGTAGGCAACGGTAGTAAGCTCATAAGCAGTCTTATCAAGCTCCGAAGGAACAAGCAGGTATCTCGGCTTAATACCGATTTTCTTTCCGCTGTCAAGCTCGGTTTGTTTTCTCATGATGCTTCTTGCGTTTGCAAGAGACGTTGCATCGAGCGCGGCGGCTAACAGGTTTCCGCCGTGGTTTGCGTGGAAGAGTGCAGTGGCGTCGTAATCCATTGCGGGATTGGATGTAATCAGGTCGAACACAAATTCGTAGATTGTTCTTGAAGCGGCTTGTCCCATGCGGATGGGAATTTTTCTTATTGCTCCAAGGTCATCGTTGACAATCATTTCCCTTGTTATTGTTTCTATGTAGCCGCGTTTCCTGATGTTGTAGTTTACTTCTTCGTCGGTGGGTGAATCAGCTGCAGTATAAGCATCGTTTTCGTTTACAACCGGAAGGTTTGTGTATCCGCCCATTCTTGTAACCGTATTGGTTTTGAAATCCTGTCTCGGTACAATTTCGCTCACAAGTTTTCTCCAGCTCTCATTGTACGCGCTGAAGCGGTACTCCATCACCATGCTTTTGTTTAAAGCATTTTTAAATATACTTGCAAAATCCGATGTTACAAGCGCTTCGGATAACAGTCCCCGGTTGTTTTGCTTTACGCCGGTTATGTTGAAATCACCTGTAAGATTGCGGTACCATTCCTTAACCGAGTACAATGAGCCTGCACCGTGGTTTTTGTAATCCTGTTTTTCGGCTTCGGTCAGCTTTGATTTTGCAAGAGGGGAGAGCAGCATGTACTCAAGCTGCTTTTCTGATTTATCCGCTGCATCGCGGGTGACTTCAAGCCTGTCTGCTCCGCCGTTATCTATAACTTCGGGGTTCAGTTCGGCGAGAATTTTTTGCTCAAGCTTCATGGCATCCTCAAGCTCTTTCGATTCGAAGGTCTTTCCCGAAAATTGTTTTTTAATTTTTTCTTTTACGATTTCAGGCAGCTTGCTCTTGGAAAGCGAGTTCTGAAGCTGCGCCTCGCATAAAAGCTTCTTAGCTTCTGCAACAACTGCATTTACATCATCTGAAGATTCCGAACCCAACTGCATTGCGCCGCTTAAAAGCTCAAAAATCTTTTGCTTTAGTTCTTGATTCATTTTTACCTCATTTAAATTTTTATTTGTTTGATTATTTAAAGCGTTTTGCTTTGATGAACCGTATGCGGATTCAATAAGCGCTACTAATCTGCCCCCTGCATTTCCAGATTGAACCGGGTCAATCGATTGGAGCGATTCAATTTCGGTAACAACAGCTACATATTTATTCTTTAGCTTTTCTATGACGTATTTGCCGATGCCGCTGATGCTCAGTCCCACAATGCCTGCGGCGGATTTTGCCGCCTGCCCCAGTTTCCGGAGTTTCTCCTTAAACCGTTCTGCAAACTCGCCCCCGCTTTTTAGGTTTAAGATTCCTTCGACTTGTTTATGTGCGTTGTTCCATTTAACGTTTGTGAAGCTCCCGACAATCTGATTCACTCCCGTGTTTTTTCCGTGGAGATGTTCGTCTTCCGATCTTAGCAAGGCGGGTACATTTTCAAAAATGCCGTTATCAACAGCTTCCCGCAATGATTTCTCTGTGTAGTTTTTGTAAATGGGAATCTTTTTGCCGTCAAGCGTAGCAAACGCATTGGCTGTGCTTGTCATGCCCGCTTTGATGATAATACATTTGTATTTATTGTTCGGGCTGAGACTCTCTGTTAGCTGTATTTCCGAAATTTCGATTAGTTCTTTCATTTTTTATATTTTCCAATTTTTAAATTCTTACCTGCAGAAGGCAGGTTTAACTGCCTTTAGGCAGGCAGAGACTCGGGAGGTTTAAGAGCCGGTATATTATTTGCTCTCCTTTTGCTCCGGAGTCTCCGCAAGTTCATAAAATCAAAAAAGGGCAACCCGACTTCACTTGAAGAAATCGAATTGCCCTTGCTACATTATTCCCGAGAAGAATCGGGAATTTATCTCCCGCTGGACGCTTCATCAGGGTCCATAAACGGGAATATTCTTAAAAGAATATATTTTGCTACCGGCTAATCCGGCCTTTCACCGGATTTTATTTTTGCCGTTTTAGGAGACTTTGTAAAGTCCCCTTTCAAAGAACTGTAATAAATCTATAAAACTTTTTTTCATTTGTCAAGAGTCTGGCAAAATTATTTTTTTCCGGGAACTCTTTAAGTGTGTGTTTAACATAAAATAAGGTATAAAAAAATTTTTTTTGCATCTCGTGATTTATCTTGAGAACTCAGCAAGACATGTTATCTTGGAGTGTGGTTCATATTTTGCTTAATGTAATCGACATACCTATCCAGCCTTGAAGCGTAAAATTCCTTAATTATGCTGGGCTGGCGGGGGAAAGGGAACACGGGCTTACCAAGCAAATTTTCATCCGGTGGAATGTGTTTCATTGAATTACCTCCGCCGCGGTGCCAATCTTCTGTATAGCCCCAGTAGTTGCGCACAAGTTTATCGGCATTTTCGTTCGAAAGGAACTCAAGCACTTTATCACCGAGCGTTATAACAGGAATGCCCCGGTATTTCGAAAGTTCTTCTTCAAGAACGGGGAACCAGTATTTGAAGAACTTGTGAAAAACGTCTGAATTATGGTCAGGGGGTTCTTCAAAAAAGTTCTTGAACAGGTTGGTAGCATACAGCTCGTTGATAGGATCAATCCCAAGCCTCTCACAAAGACTGAATGCATAACGCTGCATTTTGCCCGGTCTATCAAGACCAAGAACTGAAGTGATATTTTTCCGGCTGGCTTTGTTTTTTACGGTCGGGTCCTGCCCGATAATTATCATTTTTATTTTTCCGCTTCCCTTGTGAACCGCCGGTATTTTATGTTTGGTATCGACCTGTTCCCTCAGTAAGGGCTTGCTTAGGATTATGGAATAAACCTGTCGGATTTTTTCATCTATATCGTTATCCACAATCTTGCCCGTTTCCTTTTCCATAACTGTTATCCTTAACTCTTAAATTATATACTCTTTATTACTAATAGTAAATCCTGAAAATCGTTATATAAATGCCTGAATCTGTAGAATTTCAGGTTATAAATTTTCTTCTTAATTCTTTGTTAATATAGCAATTTACAGCAAATTTAGTATCTGAAATTTTATGAATTTCAAAAAATTTTATTTTTCAGAAAACCATGTATTTTCAGTGTGAAAAACAACATGTTCTACCGATTCAAAAGCGGCATTTGTTTTTTCGGAGTAAAAACACATGCGTTTAATGTAGCTGAAAATAATATATTTTTAGCGTCGTCATTTTAGAAAACGACAGCAATATCCAATCAAATCAACGAGTACGCCGCCGCTGCAGTTGCTTATCAGCAGCTTGAAAATATTAAATTTTACTGTATTAGATAATTACCCGCTCGAACTATATTAATAAATTCTGTAATCCGAATCTATCCTTAAAATTGTGATTTTAAGCAATCCTTAATGCTTAATACAGTTAGCTGAAATTACGAAAAAATAAATCAGCCAAAATTAAATTCTGTTAGCCCTTCCAATTTCTTTTCTAGCCGATGTTCTGTTGAATCTTAACCTGTTATGCAGCCGGAAAGACCTGTTGCCTGCCGCAGAAGGCTTTCTGCCCGGAGGCTTTGATGGTTGGGAATTATCTGCCTGACCTTTTTTATCAGGTATTTTATTATTTAGCTTTTCCATTTGTTTAATAAAATTAACTCTATGTTTTCAACCTCACCCCTAACCCCTCTCCTAAAAGGAGAGGGGGTCGCTTCGATAATACATACTCTCCCTCTCCTTCATAAGAGAGGGGGCTGGAGGGTGAGGTCAAAAATAATTTCTATTGCTGCAGCTCTTTTTCTATTCTGCTTATCTCATCTTCTTCTGTAATATCGTATCCGATTATATCAGCCATGCTCCTGAAAATTCGCCCCGCCGTTTCTTTGGAGAGCCATTTGTTTTCTTCCGCTTGTGCAAGCAGGTCACCTATTTTTTTCAGTCCTTCGCCGATTCTGTCGAAATCTTTTCTTTCAAATTCGGGGGCTATTATATTGATGTTAATTCTTGAGAGTTCTTCTTTTGTCAGCGTAAATCCCTCCCGCCTGTCATAAGCTTTATGAAGCGCAAAACGCAGCATGGTCTGCAGGATATAGATTATATACTGCTGGCGGTTTTTAAGCTGGCGCATAACCGGAGTTCCCTGCTCAACTGCTGTTGCCAGATTGGTGTTTCCGCCGTCGGCAAACCAGTGTTCAGGATAACCCTGCGAGCCAAGCACAATGTTTTTATACAGGCGCACTATTTCCGAAGGGTCCGCGTTGTTTATGTTCGGCGTAAGCACGCTGAACTTTACCTTATCATTGTGGACAAAACGAGCAAGGTTTTGAGATACCGGATTTTTCCTTTTCCATTCCTCAATCTTTTTATCATCTGCTCCCTGAAGCTCAACATCCTGAAAATATTTCGAAAGAGCGTTAACAAACTGCAGTGTATTAAATAGCATCTGGTCAAGCATATCGAGCCAGTCCGCGCTTCCGAGCAGGTCGCTTACTCCTTCGGGCTGGTTGCTGACGTTATTGATTGCGAAATAAAAACATTCACCCTCCAGCAAGCCGAAGCTTGTGCTCTGTACATCTTCATTCAGCCTGATTACGGAAAGCGATTTTTGTTTCGGGTTTATGCCCAGTCCTTTCATTTTTATTTTTACGATGTCTTCAACGTTGAGGGGATTTGTTATAACTTTCTCCACGTTTTTAGGGTCAATAAATCCGAGCTTTACCTGACCGTTAATCCTGTTTACAAACACAGGCAGAATAAGCATTCCGTTCAGTGATAGGTCAAACCCTTTTTTCTCGAACCTTAAATCCATCCGGTTTATTTCCCAGAATTCATCTATCACTTCTTTTGCCTGTTTTATCTTTTCAGCAGTCAAACCGCGGCCCGAAATTTCGTATTTAAACCCGTCACCGAAAATAAAATCGTTTCGTATTTCGAGGATTCTTTTGGCAAGCCCGTTTTTGAGAAAGAGCGAGTAAACTATTTCAAGCTGGCGGTCACGCGCTATGGGATTGAGGCCTTTCGTGTTAATATCGGATAGCCTTCTGTACTCTCTATCCGAATACTCATCATAATCGATTCCGGTGCCGGCTTCATTCAGCTTGATTTGCTTCGTTTCGTTTAACCCCAAAAATTTGTTTGCTATAAGTTTTTGAATTTTGTTCATAGATTTGTTTTCTCCTTATTTTTGTGAATAAAAAATTTTTATAATGTCACCCTACGGGGTTAAATTTTAAACGCATCAATTATCTACAAATATGCCGTCCCTACGGGACTTGGTACCCCCAACAAACTTTCACCCCGATGATCATCGGGGCAAGCACTCGATACACTCCGCACTCGACACACTTGATTCACTCAATAAACTCCAATTCTTTCCGTAACCGGTTCATACTTTTCACTTTCATCGCTGCACTCAAATGTGCCGCTGACGCAGGCATCTGAATACTTCAGGAAATTGCAGTAAACAATTGCGTCTTCGAGGTCGGGTGACCTTCCTAGGCGTTTTTTTATTTCATCCTTTGCTTCAATCTGTGTTTTTCCTTTTGAATTGAAAAAATATCTTATTGTGCCGAAACCCTCTTCCAGCTCTTCTTTAGGCTCAAGCGAGATTTTATCTATATCGGTTTTGAACATCCAGTACATCTGCGCGCGGAGGTTGAGGAAATCCTCCGTCTGCCCCAGCGCAAGGGGATTTGAGCCACCGTGAATTTCGTACAGCTCAACATCAATTATTTCCTCGTTCTTTGCTTCGTTAAGGTTATCGAAAACACCCGCGCCTACTCCGTCACAATCAACTGCAACCTTAGTGGGTTTGTGAATCTTAATAAGGTTTATTGCCTCGCCCGCAAGCTTTGCCGTATCAAGATGATAAAAAGGAAGGGTGATGAATCGGTTATTTTTATTGATTGCAAACACTGAATAATCACTCCCGAAGCGGGCTACATCAATGCTCATATGGCAGAAAGTATTTTCATTCGGAACCGGAGGCGAATTAGATTCTCTGTATCGGTCTTCTGCCTGCTGGATTTTGTGAATAGGAATCAGTCCGTCGGGGCACTCTTCAGGAAACTCACCCATAACCTTCCATGTGAAAAGGGGATTGGGTTCGTAATATTTTCCGTTGAAAGAAAAAATCTTACGCCCATCTTGTTTAAGCAAATCTTTTGCATCTTCTTCTGTTACTTCATTGCACCACAGATTTGTCTTTTCATTCACCCAGTATCTTGAAACAGCGCCGGGAACAATCTCCCTGTTTTCTGTTACGTTGGGGTGATTAAGCGCGCTGATTGTGAGCGTATTCCAGTCACTTCTTTCGAGATGTTTTTTAAATGCGCAGTTAAGCGTGGAGGGGTTGCCGACTGCGAGCACTTTTGATTTAACTCCGCTTGTGATTCCGTCAACTGCTTCCCAGATTGCGGGGTGGACCCCGACTGCTTCATCGAGCACAACAAGAATACGCTTTGCGTGGTAGCCCTGAAACTTCACTGCGGATTGTTCCTCCCTGCCGGCTTCGGTTGCAATGCCCGCGGCAAACCATTTGGGACCCATTGAGTAGCCCATCATTTTCATTTCGCCGGGAAATCTGAACTCCGAGCCCGCCGACAGGCGGTTTATTTCTGCCCAGAGCAGGTCTTTTACCTGCCTTGCAGTCGGCGCGGTTGTAATTACAATTGAGTTGCTGTATATGTGAACATACGCAAGCACAATGCATGCTTCAATAAATGTTTTGCCTACGCTGTGAGCCGCTTTAACGCCCGTGTATTTGTTTGCCCACACGGAGCGCACTATTGCTTCCTGCTCGGGTGTGAGGTACTTAATGCCCAGCACCCGGTGAATAAACTTAACCGGGTCGCGCCTCATGCGCCGTATCTGAATTTTATTTTCACTGCTGGAGATTTTCATCTTCTTCATCATAAAGTTCCAGAATTTCCTGAAATGATTTTTTGCCTGTTGTGAGCTCTTTGCCTTCGCGCCATTTATCGGGCAGGCGGTTCTTGAGCCAGAATATGCAGGCGGTAACATCGGGGGGAACGGTTTTAAGCGTTACACCCCCCTTAATCCCCCCGAAGGGGGGAGATTTTGATACTTCGGATTTTTTTGTACTTTTTGCGGAAGCGGAGGTTTCTGTTTTCTGACCCCCCTTAGTCCCCCCTGAGAGGGGGGAAACTGTTCTTATTTCTTCATACTCAAAGCCGGTGGCGCGGCGGTAGAGCGCGTCTTCGACTCTGCGGGCGCGGGTTTCGAGTCCTGTGGTTAGGGCTTCGCTGATTGACTTCTGACGCTTGAGCGCGTTGAATTTGCGCCTCGTGAGCTCGAGCGAGTACATTATTTCGCTTTCATCAAGCCCCAGCTCTGCAAGACGGAGGATGAGGCCCTCCAAGGGAGGCAGGGGAGTGTTTATTATGTTGATAGAATCCATTGTATTGATATCCTATATTGCGAGGCCCGAGTATCGGGACGCGGCAATCCCATTATCTATTTCTGGGATTGTTTCGTCACTTCGTTCCTCACAATGAATTTTAAGTTAATTAATAAAAAAAAAGCCGAACACACTGCTCCGATGTTATTTCGGAGTTGTATATTCGGCTTGGCTACTTGCTTGTCCGGCTTACCGGATTTTATTTATGCTTTTGCTAGGCTATTTATATTTTAAGAGAACGAGAGAATTATTTACAAAAATAAATATACTGTATCTAATTTATTTGTATATATTCATATTTGTTATTAGATTTAAAAATTTAGCTGCTTCTGTTCTAGGAAGATAAATGATTCTCATCTCATTATTTTTATTCAAAACTGCTTCTTTTAGTTCATTGGTTTCGGTACATTTTTCTGCTGTATGAAAAATATAAATAGTACCTACAATAAGATACATAAAGATACTTTTATCTACATTACACCTTGGATAATTTATTAAATCATTGTACATATCCTTATTATTAATATTTGTAATCATAATGCAGGGGAAATCGTAAGGTTCTCCTGGATCTTCATTAATAATCATTAAACGTAATCTTTCATTTATATTTTCCGGTAACGTTACATCATTAAAAGTTTCCCTTTTTGTTATGCTTCCCCTCCATAAAATTGACAGAAGAAATAATTTAAATTTTTTATAGTCTAAATTTGATATAGCCATTGATTCAATCTTGTGTTGGTTAATCATTTTCTGAAACTTTGGCATTTCCTTGATTGGGAATTTGCCGCCGTAAAATACTTTAGATGCGTAGGTTTCAAATTTTCCAATTTTGTTATCACATTCTTCGCATAAAATCGTATCATCGTATTCGCCAGTTGAGATTTTTTTAATATGACCTATATCACCAGAAATTTTAAATATCTTATGCTCAGGATCATAAAGTTCTTGATACATAAAATCCGGGATAATATGTGCTTTAATTAATGGTTTATCTTGAAGACAAAGTTTGCAAAGCATTTTATTTAAAAACGTTTCTTAAAAATATGTAGTAGGAATTAAAAATCTATAAAAGTTTTTATCAGTATTATATTCTATTATAAAGTCATTATTTACTGGCACATTCAAAAAAGGATGAAGTTTACTCAAAAAATCATGGAAAAGGATATTGTCCTCAATTGTACTTTTTATTGAAATAATTTCAATTTGTTCACTTAACAAAATCGCTAATCCTTTAATTAATTCCTTGATTTGTGATAAGTTTATTGATCCGCCACCGTATATAAAATTAGGATCATTTTTTATATTGCTCGTCATTTGTATTATATTATCATTTTCAACAGTGCAAACAATTTTGCTTGACCTACTTTCCTTTTTGTGACAGACAACGTCTCTGAAGTGTCTTATTGCCTCTTCTATATTCCTAACCTGCATTGTTTTATTGTTTCGATATCTACCATATTTATTAATCTTAATTGTTCTGATTATTTTTCCGTAGTCAATCTTATATGCTTCATTTTTTTTTATATTAATAATTAATGAATGCAAACTAATAAACAGAAAAGTTAGCGAAATTTCCAATTCTTTACCCCATTCAGTGACAGGTAATGTTAAGGTGTGTTCAATTTTTTGAAAAGCGTATCTTGCGTCATCTAACGTTTCTTTTAAGTAATAATCTTTTTCAATATCAAAATCACGCGTTTCATAAAAAAAACTATACAAGTAATTAAGTTCTGACTTGTCCCATTTTGCATGTTTGTCATAAATTAAATACTTTATAAGTAACTCATATTTATATAGTTGATTTTCTTTTTTTAATATTTTTAAATATTCTTTTAGACGCATTTTTTTTGTCTCAATCTGGAATTGAATACCATCTGCAAAACGAAAAGAGCGAACCTTTTTCATCATAGATTGAACATTCACTAAATCACATATCTTGAATTCAAAAAAAACATTTTCGAGTTCTTGACTACCAATTAGTCCCCAATCGACATCTGGATACAATTGTTTAATAATTGCGCAATAAAATAAATAATATTTTAAAGAATCTCCCATTTTTGAATTATTGCTTCTTATCTATAATGTTGATCTCAGTGACTCAATTTAAATAATAACTTTTATTTATAAAACCAAAAAATACCAACATACACCTAGCTCATCACCAGTCTTGTCTGTTTATGGCTTCTTGTAGCAGTAATTACACGGGTTACTACTTCTTTAGTTTTTTCGTTAATAATCCGTATTTTTACAGGAAAATGTTCCGTAGTTACTTTAACTTTATTTTCCTCTTGTTTTATGTTTTGAGTGCTGTCAAACTCAAATATAATTTCCGTCATTTTGTCCTCCAATCGTCGAGTTTAGTATTTATTTCAAATAACATTGAGTTGTTTATCCTGCTTCCGATACGCGAATCAATATCATAAATTTCCGCAAGACTTAAATTGCTTGTAATAACAGTCGGAAGCCCGTACCAGTCCACACGCTTATCAAGTATTTTGTACATCGCCTGACGTTCAAAATTATTGGCTCTGTCTGCAAACAAATCATCAACACCGAGAAAATGGCACAGCGAATATTTGTAATAAACTTCTTCAGTAGTAAACTGGTTTTTTGTTTTGCCAAATGTTCCCTGAAGCTCATCAAGCAAATCATACCCTTTAATAAAATGCGCCGGAAGGTAGTCTTTGTAGCCGTCTTCAAGAAATCGCTGATAAATAAACTTCTTGAACAGGCAGAAAGCAATGTGTGTTTTGCCGATTCCGTTTTGTTTTGAGATAATTGAGCACAGAAACGGGCTGCCGAAATTCCAATCTGTAACTTTTTTAACAATGCCCTCGATAATATCGCCTTTGAGCATATCAAGTGTTTTACCGGACCATCTGCCGGGGTAACGTTTAAGGTAGAGAAACTTGTAAAGCGCCTGCGCCGCGTCTTCATTATACCATTTTTCCGTCTGCGGTTCGGTTTCAATAGGTTCTGCTTCCTTCGATTCGTTCTTTCCAGTAGGGGTCTTGACCTTTTGTTCCGGTATCACCTTGCTTAGAACCTCTTGTATTGTTACTGCTTCCATTGTTATCTATGTTTATATAATCACGCCAGTTTGCAAAAAATGTAGAGCCGTGTTTAAGATATTTGTATTCTGCTGTTTTGTTTAAAGAAACGTAGTTGTTAATTGCTTTAATCAGGTTGTTGTAATCATCTTCGGTTTTAACATCTGCATCAAAATGCTTCTTTGCCTGAATTTTGCCTTCTTTACGGGGATATAAGAGCCATAGTTTTTCAAAATCAAATTTAATCCGGTTTTTCTTGTCTTTGTTCTTAACCTTGTATTTATCCTTATCCTTAACCTTATCTTTATCTTTAACCCTTACGCAAGGGTTAGTATAAGTCTTATCTATTTTCAACTTATCCAGTATTTTCAAAACAGAAGCATGAGCAGGTACATTTGGATTCAGCTCGCCGTATTGAAACTGTATAAAATCTGTTATAAACCATTTTTTGCCTCCTTCTAATTCTTTAATACGTTCTTTAAATACATTTTTTAAATTACCGAAATCAAGTTTAGAACCAATCTGAAATTCAGCAAGCTCAAAATCAACATTCCACACTCCTGCATGGTCACAATTATCAAGTATATACAGCCAGAATAGTTTTAAATCGAGGTTTAAGGTTCTAAACCAATGCCGTTTCCATTTTTCAGAATCGGTAAACCGTTTTGCCATCAGTTATTAAACAGTTATTATGAATAATGTCTATCGGAGTCTCTTACTAAATCACCATCAGGCGTATAAATATCATACGAATTAAAGTACACACGTAAAAACTCAAGTATATGCTCGTTTCTCGGCTTGCGGTAACACTCCCAGCCCTCGCGGGTTTTAATATGTATATAGGGAATATCACCTCTAAGCCCGTTATCGTACATGAACTCAGTTAAATGACCGAGCAAGTTGGAATCCTGCACTAAAAATTCCTTACCAAGTGAAGTTTTATATTTAATCATATCGGAGTCATTCCAATCGGACCAACAGGAGGCGGTAATTTCAGCGGGCATAAGCTGATTAATATCACGCGCGGGCTTTTTTCTGCGTATAACGGGTAATTTTGCGCCTCCCCTTAAAAGGAAGTAAATCCCCTCAACAAAAGCCGAGCTATTGCTGTGTTTTATGCTTATTTTTGCTTGTGTCATAACATTCATGTTCTTTAAGTTCCTTAAGTTTCTTAAGTTCTTTAAGTCCCTTAAGTATACAACCCAATAAACTTAAAAAACTTAACGAACCTAACAAACTTACAACTCTCACAAAACAAAGATAATTGATAAAATCAGGTTTGTCAAGTCAATTAATCTGAATAATAAGAATAAGTGCAGAAAAATGTATATTTTGATTTAAAATTTTGTTGATTATATTTGGACAAGGAGAAAAAACAATGAGTTCAATATCAAACAGAATAAAGCAGTTACTTGAAAATCGCGGTATAACAGCTTACCGGCTGTGCAAAGACCTCGATATTGACGATTCAACATACAGCCGCAGCATCCGCACTGCCAACACATGGAAAACAGCCCACCTTGTGAAAATTGCAGATTACTTTAAAGTAGGGCTTGACTGGCTCGTAAAAGGCGAAACATTTTCAAAAGAAGTGCAGCGCGAGCTGAAGGAAGTAACACATAAAGTGAAAGCTGTCCCTGTTCTCGGAATTGCAGAGTGCGGGAAACCCGCCGCGCAGTGGCATGAGTTAGCGCCTAAGACGGTTGAGCTGACCGATGCGGCGCACCTGAGCTCGCCTTTTATTCTTATTGCGCGGGGTGAATCGATGAGGCCGTATATAAATCCGGGTGATAAGCTCTTGTGCTCAGATATACCCGAGCGTATCAAAAACGGCACAGCTGTGGTAGTCAGCTTTTACTCGCCGCCCGATACATATGAAGCAAACGCCAAGCTGATAAAATTCGAAAAAGACGGGATTATAACGCTGTACTCTGTGAATACGCAGTTTCCGCCAACAATTCACAAAGATACCGATATACAAAAGATATTTAAGCTGGTAAGAATTATCAGGGATGTGAAGTAAAAAGTGCGGAGAAATCGAGTGTGTCGAGTGCACACTCTATACACTCACAATCATCCCACTAGCCCCCTTAATAAGGGGGAAAAGAAGATTGAAAACCTCAACACGCTCTGTACACAGGGTTATTTATCTCTTTCTTTTCCTGTTCCGGTATCTCTGTACAACGGTTTACTCGGCGTAATCTGGCCGTGTTCCAAACTCAATTTCCGCTGTTGAATCCTCATATCATCGGAAATTTTTATAGCTTCTGTGTAGGCATCATCGTAAGAATAATTCTTAGCCATTAACTCACGTTCTTTCAATTCGGCTGCAATAGAGTATTCTGTTTCTTCACAGCTAACATCGCCGTCAATCCATATTTCATTTTTGGGAATAAAATGATAAGCCAAATCGTTCCCGCTTAAGCCGAAATCGGGATAAATATCACGCCGTACTTCAAATCCGTCGACTATCCATATTTTTATGCCGTTTCTTTCGCCGTAGGGCACGCGGTAAATATTTTTAAGCTTAATTTTTCCGGGTAATGTTTCAATTTCCTGGGTTGAATCGAAATCGATTGGAAGCACGAGGGGCAGACTTGCTTCATGTTTATTGCAAGTTGCAGAGTACTCTTTTCTCATTTTTTCTTCAAGCTGAAGCGATGAATCGTGAGCATCAAAATAAGTCATTGAAAATTTTGCCATCAGGCTTTGTTCATTCAGTTCGTGAGCTAGCGTAGTTTCATATTCTTCCGCGCTGATTGAGTTATCTATCCATATTTCATCAACCGGCACAAAAGTATAACGCTCGGGATTTCCGCCGTATAAAAATTCATTATAGATTTCTCTTCTCACAACTGTGCCGTCAACAATCCAGATTTTAAATCCGTTTCTTTCGCCCGCGTAAAATCTGTAAACTCCTTCAGTTTTATTTTCACCGGAAAGATTTTTAGGAGTTTCATTGCGGCTGCAGGATGTTACAACTGATAAGATTAATACGAGGAAAAAACACTTTAAACAGTTGTTTATCAT